ATATCATAACCCCATCGAAATCCTTATATCTTCATTTCCCTGATAATTGACAATTCCACTTCCAGCCAGTTCGGCTAAAAGTTCATCAACGTAAGATATTTGAACCCCATAGAAGGGGGAAAGGTGGAAGGTATAAGAGCTTGAAGAAACGCCTAAGGGTGCACGTAAGCGTAAATATACCGTCCGAAAGGTGTTTTTCTGAATATTATTCAATTCAGCATAAAAATTTTTTCCCAGCGGTTTCCAGGCTGTTTCAATTAAAGAAGGGTCGGCCGTATCAACTGTTTCTCCAATCTTATATTCCAGCCAGCGGTTTTCTACTAAGTCCCCTTCTTCTTCTCCGTCTTCGTTAGCTACTCGTAACCCCACGTTTGAAGCAGAATCAGAATTATTAGTTCCTCCATAGTCGTTCCAAATCCGAATAGCTTGAATTTCGGAATACTGTCCGCCTAAAATAGTTCCAAAGGTCAGCAGTGCAATGGTTACATTAGATGTATCTCGAATTTCTAAATAGGGAAGTGCCATAATTAAGTCTCCATTTTAACTTTTTCTTATTTCTCCTTCTACAACTCCAAAATAATCAAACGTTCCTTCTCCATAAATAAAATCTCCATCAACAATCCCATCTATTTCACAATACGAATTTTTATTTAAATAAACATTTCCACCACAAATCCCTTCTAATATCAAAACGACTCCAGGACTCACATAAATATTTTTTCCAGTAATACCATTAAAAATTGTATTTTGAGTAAATGTTGCATTTGTTGGATAATTATCATTATCAACAATCATTTTTTTTACCTTTCAAAAATATCAATAGCCATTGGCATATTAAATTGACCATTTCCGCTTCCTTGAGTTCCAATACTCCGAATAAAATTACCAGAGCTTGAAAAAACTTGAATTCTATTGTTTAATAAATCTGAGATATAAAGATTATCTTTATTGTCTATGCAAACATCCCATGGCATATTAAATTGCCCGTTTCCACTTCCCTTTGAACCAAATTTTAAAAGAAAATTTCCATCGCTATCAAATTTTTGAACTCTATAATTAAAGGCATCACAAACATAAATATTGTTTTGCGAATCAACCGCAACTCCACGGGGAGACCAAAATTTTCCATTTTCATTGCTTCCTTCATCATAATTGGATTGTGTCCCTAATGTAAAAATTAGAGAACCAATAGAATTGAACTTCCGAACAATGTTGTTTTGATAAAAAGTAACAATAAAATTATTGTCTGAATCGATTGCAATATCATAAATATATGAACTTGGGTAAGAACATTCAAAGTAAAAACCCTTAATATATAAATCATCAATAGTAAATTCTTCAACATAGTCCCCATTTGTTATAAATATAGAATTATTTTTAATACAAATTCCAATTGGCCAAAAAATTTCATCTGTTGGTAATTCTTTGATAAAATTCCCATCTAAATCAAACTTATAAACCTTATAACCAGGATATGATTCAGAAATATACACATTTCCTTTCGAGCTTATAGCCATTCCTCGAATCATTCCAAATGTTTCTTCATTCCCAAATGAACTAACAAAGCTTCCAGTTTTGCTTAATAATTGAACTCGATAATTGTTTACATCTAAAACAGCCAAATAATCTTTAGCAACCGGCAAATCGTAATAAGTTGGCTGTATAATATTTCTTTCCTGATTTCCGGCAATCACTGAAAATTCATTCTGGTTTTGGGCGGCATTATTAATCATTACGCTGGCGGTTCCTCTACCTCGGAGATCAATAGCCTTAAAAGTTCCGGTAGCGGTTTTAACTGTTGCCCGACCAAAGATGTCTTTGGCAATCACCTTTCCATCAATGATCTCTTTCTGTTCCCGCTTCTCACTGAGATATTTCCGAATGGTTCTATACATTTAATAAAACTCCTGAAATTGAAGTTGAACAGTTTCTGTTTTTTAGATCGTATTGATAATTCACCGTTTCGATAAAACATGATCCATCAAAATCATTTGAGGTAACATAATTTCCAGGCTTTAAGGTGGGAATAATTTTAAAAATGGAGATATTCATCTCTTTTCCTTGCAATTCGGTTTGAGCCAGCCAATCAGCCAGCGCTTTGGCCTCATCCTCGTAGGAAATATAAGAAGTATAAACGTAAATCGGGTTTTCTTCAGAACCAACGACAACCGTTTTTTCGTCGGTTTTTATGTCTGAAGTTGGAATGGAAATAAATTCTTCTTCTCCGGTTTTGTCAATCTGGATTTGGACCGCTGAATAAAAGGTTGCCGTGTCATTTTCTGTCCATTCGTATTTTCTAGTAATATGATATTTAGAATCCCAATCCCAAGTTTCTATAACCGCAGAAAGTTCTAAAAATCCCTCAAGAATGCCCTTTGTTGCCCATCCATAATTAGCAACTATTCGGCTTATAATTCTTAAATCATCATCGCCAGTTACTGTTTCTTTGGTTTCAGAAATAGTTCCATATCCACCAACACTCCCAATATCAAAAAAACCTATGGTAGATATTGTTGTGATAATAGTTTTTCTTTTGGCATCTATATTAATTGTTTTTTTGCTTTCATCTAAATAAATAGTAGTTTCTATAGTTGGTATTTTTTCATCATGATATTCATAGATAACCTTCACCCCGGTATTCGCCTTGGAACGATCGGTTATTGTGAAGGAATGCTCTAAGGGCAAAAGAAACGTTTCAGCGCTGTTAACGGTTTTAAAAACCACTTTATTATTTTGATAATTAACCCAAAAAACAAGATTATATTCTTCGGCCAATTTTTGAAGAACAGATAATTTATTAGCATTCCCAAACGATAATTCACGATGGGTGTCTTTAATTGTGGTGTTGATTGAATAATCAGAAAGCAAGAAAGGAAGAATTGGTTGAGTTGAAAAAACCGCACCAATATAGTTTGATCGAGCTTCTGGAATAAACTCAGAAATAATCTGAGTTAAAACTCCATCCCGTAAATCTCGTAAAACATCAGCACAAACAATCTGTCCTTGGTTTAAGTGGTTCTTCTCAATTCGATCAATATAACCATAGAATACTTTTACCTGTCCGTACCCAGTAATAGTAAACTCAACCTCAATAATATCATTGACTTTAAACCCTGAAACGTTTGGGGAGTTAAGAGTACAAATACCAACTTGATTGACGGTTAAGTCAATATCAATAAAAGTAATATTGGAGGTGACATCAGTACCGTTACACTTAACCGTTACGTCAATCTTTTCCGGTTGAGTGAAAAAGGGCGTGATTGACGAACCAGTAAACTGGCATTCTAATTCAGTTCCGGTGGTTTTGATTGAACAGGGAACTGCTTCAGCCTGAGCAGTAATATTAACCGTTGCTCTCATTCTTGTTCCATCCTAAAACTAAATCGGTATCGTCCATCGGTTTCTTGGTATTCTATGGGATGAATAACATACACTGAAATAGCTTCATTATCTACCCATGCAGTCGTATTGTTGGCTAAGGTGGAGTGGATATATTCTATGGTTGATACCGCTGAAATAACCGAGAGTAGGGATATAAATTCATCGGTACTTTTCCAATCGGTAATGTCGATAACTTTTTTGGTGACAAAGTGGGTACAGGTCATCGTTCCATCCACCGCTCGTTCATACTGGCAAATGGGATTATCATAAACCAGGATAATTTCCGGTTCAAAAGAGTAAGAAGTTCCACTTACTGATACGGTCGCTTGTACTTTCTGAGTGTCGGCCATTTATATTGTCCCCTGTAGTGAAGCTAAGTCCAGAGCTCGAAGTAATCGGGATTGATCAGCAGTAGATAACCCCTCAACCGCTCCCTTGTCGGCCCCCATACCTAAGCCGGTAATCCCTGAGCCGGCAAAATTTACTTTAATAGTGATTTCCTTGCTCTTTAAATTATTGATTGCTTCAGCTAATTGATTTACTGCTGAAGTGCTGTTGTGAATCGAATCCTTTAATTTCCCCATGTGTCCTTGAACTAAATTAGAAAAGTCCGAGGCGCTTTGAATCATGCGAGGAAGATAATTTTCGAAAGTGGTTGAAAGATTCGCAGTTTCTTTTCCCATGCTTTGAATATTCATAGCAACGTCTGGAGGAAAAATATCGGCTAAATTCGGCATGGATTCAAAGGTGGCTTTAGTTGTAGCAGATAAATCAGAAGAAAATTTTTGATAATCAGTGAGTGCTTGAGAATATTCAGAAGTTAAGGCTTTATTTTGGTTCTTTAAATTGTTCGCTATTTCGTTTTGAGCCTTCAACCAAGTTTGAGACAAACCCTGTAATTCTTCTTGAATTGCAGTTGTGGTTGTATCTATTTCAGTAAGCATTGTCTGAGACAGCTCTTGAACCTGCTTTCGTTCTGCTTCTATAGAAGTGCTAATATCGGTTTGATATTTGTCTTTAATTTCTTTGATTCGTCTCTGTTTTTCTTCTTCAAGCCGAATTTCTTCTTCAATCAAACTTCGATATTCATCAAGCTGTTCTGCAATATCAGAAACACCTAAAGTTTGTGTTCGTTCATATTTTTCTCTTGCAAGTTGAGCCTGAAGGGTATCAACACCAACTTTTCCTGGCGTTCCGGCAATAATATCTTTTTTATAGCGCTCGTACGTTAATACTAAATCTTTAAAGCTCATGGCCACCAGCTTGTCAAATTCAACATACTTTGAAAGCTGTTCCATCATTTTTCCACGAGTGCTTTTTTCTATAGACAACTTTCGATCTCGAATGCTGGCGATTTTATCCTGAGTTTCTTCTTCAAGACTTATTAAATTGTCGGAAAGTTCTTTTTGGATATTTAGTCTTTCCTCGGCTCCAGACCGTTCAATTTCTTTGATTTCTTCAATATTGCCTTCAATAACGTCAGTTCTTTTATCGGCTAATTCCTGTAAAACGCTGTTAATGAAAGTCTCAGCTTCTTTGGTGCTATTGATAACTCCAATATCTAAGGTTTTATTGAACTGGCTTCTTAATTGATTAGCATAATTAATAATTGAGGATTGATAATCTTTATAGGCTTTTTTGGTATCTTTCAACCCCTGAATGGTCAAGTCTTTTCTTTTATTCTCAATATCGGCCATTTGCTTTGAGGCTTGTTCCTGCCCTTTGACTGCTTCTTGATAGAGAGATAAACGAGTAGCTAAAATTTCCTGCTCAATGGCTTTCTTTTCCTCAGCAGTGAATTTCTCATTCAACATCATCTGTTCTAACACTTGAACGTACTGCTTTGAGGTGAGTTTGCCGAAATCAAGAAGGGTTTTAAGGTAGCTCATTTGCTCGTCCAAAGAAGACTTAATAACTTCAGTAGCTTCAGTTACAGCGGATTTTGTAACATCTACTCCGTATTGTGCCAATTCATCAATTTTTGATCTCCGCTTGTTTTCTAACTCATCTATCTGGTCATTAAAAGAATAAAGCTGGACTAACCATTCATTGGTAACAACTTCAACATCTTGAGCCGATAGTCCGGGAATACCAGTGAATTTAACCTGTTTTATGGCCGCTTCTAACTTCTCGGCATTCTTTTTTACCCCTTCAAGCGTGGTGGTTAAGAGAGAATATTCCTGAATAAGTTCATCAACTGCTGGACCACCTCTTTGAATAACCGCTGGATCAGTCGCTTTATATACTCGATCGGCTACTTCTTCCCAGGCAATAGCTTGTGCTCCGATAAGTTGACCTAATGATTCAACCATTTCTTTGGTTTTCTGAGCGTCAACCGACCAAGTAAACCAGGATTTTGAATTGATAATGAGATTTTGAATATTCCCTGAAAATTTATTCAAATAATCAACAGTGCTTTTTATAGCATCTTCAACTTGTTTAAATTTCTTGGTTACTTCTTCAATTGGTGCATCTTTCAGTTTCCCTAAGTCCTCGGTCAACTGTTTATTTTTATCAATGACATTCTGAATTTTGTCATACATATAACCAAAGGCAATAACTCCGGCTCCAATAGCGGCTGTAATTAAAGCTGGTGCAGATGTTAATGAAGATATTAATTTCGAAAAACTAAATTGAACTCCTCCAAACGATTCTTTTAGCGTTCCAATTAGTCCAATTAATTTCCCAATAGTTCCAAGAGCAATCAACAACAACCCACCGCCACCAACCAACTTCATCAGCCACCCGGATAAGGTTTTATGTTCATCGCTCCACTTGCGAATCGCTCCGGCGGTTTCAGTTAGCCGTTCAACAAAAGGTTTCAGATATTCAACCAGGGGAATAATAGCAGTTCGGAGGAGTCCAGCCATCGATCCTTTTAGAGCAGTGAGAGCATCGTTAAAATCTCCCAGGGTTTTAGCCTGAACCGAATCCATAGTAATACCAAGCCGATCGGCTTCTTCGGCCAAGTCTCGAATGCCTCCGGCCCCCAATTGAAGCATAGGGAGAAGGTCAGGACCGGCACGCCTTCCAAAGAGTTCTGAAGCCAAAGCCGATTGCTCGGTTTCATTGGTCATCTGAGCAATTTTTTCAGCGATCTCAGGGATGATCTCAGAACCCGACTTTAATGATCCGTCTAAATTCTGCCAGCTTACCCCCAACTGGTTAAAAGCATCCTGAGCTTCTTTGAGTCCGCTTCGAGCATCGCCCATTTTGGCATATAAAACTTTTAAACCATTCGCCATCCGCTCCAGACTTGCTCCGTTTTGCTCGGCGGCATACCCTAAACGAGAGAGTTCAGTTGCGGTAATTCCCGTAGATTTAGAGAGATCATCCAAACGATCTCCAGCTTCAGCGGCCTTATAGATTGTCACTGACAAAAAGCCAGTTATTGCACTACCAGCAAGCATCATCGGCTTGGAAAGCCCTTGTAAGATTGTTCCTACTTCTTTTAATTTGTCACCAAGCGTCTTTGCTTTCGTATAAACGGTTTGAAACGAATCCGAACCACGCTTGGCAAATAGTATTGTTCCGTCAGAAAGCTTTTTCCAAAAACCGCCCTGCGTTTCCCATTCTTGGACAATTTCTTTGCTGGCAGATTTCATCTGCTCTTTCACTTTATTCAATTCTTTGTAAAGGTCGCCTGCCAGTAACCCTATTCTTACAAAGAATTCTTTAGAAAATCCAGTATCGAATGCCATTCTTACTCCTTTATCACAAAGCCCATCTTCTGGAGGTTTCTTATAACATCATGATCGTCAGTTTTCGTTTTTCCAAAGAGAATTTCGTGAAGTCTTTTGGGGTCATTAAAAGCGAGTGCCATTTTCCAGACGTTTTCTTTCTGCCGGTCGATAATTCGCCTTGCCAAGTCTTCAATCAAATCATAAGGGGTGTTGAGGTATTGCTCTAACGTCCAGCCATATTGAAAAAAGAGGTCTAAGAGGATAACCTCGCTCTCATTTATTTCATCGAGGCTAACGCTTGAGTCATGAGGGTAAAAAAACGCTTAAACAAATCCCCCAGATCCTGTTGAGAAATGAAAATCTTAATGAGATTTTCTAAGGTATCAACATCCATATCATCAATCTGTTCTTTAGTAGGAGAAACTCCATTTTCATCTCTTAAAACATACATCATAAGAACAGTAAATTCATCCTCACAAAAAGGAAGACCTGCCAAGAGCCTTTCAATCAAATAAACAGCGATATTTTCCTCGGTTTCTTTCGCTATGAGTTCGGAAAACTTGGAGAGATCGACAACCGCTTGAAGTTTCCCGATAAACCGAGCCAATTGGAACAATCCTTTTTTGCTGAGTCGAGTCACTTCGTATTCTTTTCCGTTTAATTCGATTACTTTCCCGGGAAGTTCTTTTTCAAGAACTGATTTTTTGCTCATTCTTTTTCTTCTCCTCCTGTTTTTCCTTGTATTTCCAGGCAATTGATTTCACAAATTCTCCGGTCTTAGCGGCACATTCCTCTAAGAAAGTATAGAGGTCTTTTCTCCGATAAGAGAAATTGACCACCTGAGATTGAGCAAAATGACCGTTGGTTCTGATCGTTTGTTCAAAAAAAGCTAAAGCAGTTCCAAACTGCTTCTCATCATAAAAATACCGTCCGCATACCCAATACACATCAGGGAATTTAGGATCGAATTCTAATACCTTTCCCCAATGTCCGAGCATTTTTTCTTCATCTTTTAAAAGGTAATTCACATAACCCAAAAGAAAATGCATTTCAGTTTTTTGCGGAACCGACATATCATTTTCTCTCGGCAAAACTTCCTCTAAATACTTTTTAGCGTTTAAGGGATTGTTTAAAACCGAGAGTTCAGTTTTAGCAAGGTAAATAGTGATACCAACGTTGTTTGGATCTTTTTCGTGTTCTTCCTTGAGAATCTTATAATTCCGGTTAATCGCTTTATCAATCAGGCTCTTTTTATCCCGATAGCCTAAATGAATAACCGGCACATCAACTTTTAAAAACTTCCCTTTAAACTCATTGATTGAATCAGATACTGTTTCATGCACTCGACCCCGATAGCGAATCCGGGGATCTCGTTTAAAGAGCGTTACCCGATACGAAGTAATTCCGCCATCGTCAGTAATTGAATTAATTGGTTGCTGAACCGCAACATACTCCTCACCGTAGTTAGCAATGGTTTTCTTTAATAGTGCCAGGTCTTCAGCTTCTAACCGTTCATCGCAGTCGAGAAAGAGGATCCAGTCTTTGGTTGCCATTTCAATTGCAGTATTTCTGGCTTCAGAAAAATCATCATCCCAATCGAAATGGCCAATTTTGGCTCCAAATTCTTCGGCTATTTTGACGGTATTATCAGTTGAACCGGTATCAATAAGGATAATTTCATCGACTGCCGGCTTGACTTTTTCGATACACTCTTTGATATTTTTCTCTTCGTTTTTAGCAATTAAACAAAAAGATATAGTTGGTAGTTTCATTGCTCCTCCTCAAATAATTCTAATGTTGGATTTTCATCCAGTAAGGTATTCCAAATATGTGGAAAATATCCAAACTTGTAATGTTCAAAATGTTCTTTGTATCGTTTTAATTTTTCCTCTTTATTCTTAATCCATCCATAATGTTTTAACCGAATATCAGAATGAAATTCATTGTTTCCTTTTATTCCATCCGGTATCCGTTCAGCGTGATGCCCCATTGGATGCCACCAGTATTTCTTGCCTTCTTCATATTTAAATCCTCGGTACACCCAGCCTTGCGGAGTCTTGCCCCAGACGTTATCCGTCCGATAATGAGTTTCACTCCACATCTCAAACTGGTGAAAACAAATACAGGAACAGTGATTATTTTCTTCTAACTGCTTTTTTAAATCATATTTCGCTCTTTTTTCTAATATCTCATCGGCATCCAAACACAATATCCATTCAGGTTTAGTGGGAATAATCATATCCATCAATTTATTGTGAAGGTTGCTTTCAAAGAAAAAGGTATCGGGGTAAACTTCAAGAATAAGGGGAATACCCTTTAATAATTCTCGAACAATTTCAACGCTGTTATCGGTTGAGTGGTCGTCTAAAATAACCGCTTCATCAATGTATTCTCGTACTGATTCGAGCATAGGAATAAGGTATCTATCAGCTTCATTTTTTATGTGCATCTTCAAAGTTATCTTTGGCATGGTTTTAAAATGAGAAAATCGGCTCCTGATTTTTTCGGGTATTTTTGATAAATGATTTTCCAGATTTCCCAGTCGGGATAGTTTTCAAGATATTGAATGGTATTGCGGGTATAGATATGTTCGTTTTTCGTGCCAATATCCAATAATACGGTATAGAGAATTACTCCCTTTTTGGCATGGGAGAAAATATCATCAAGGGTTTGATTAAAGTCTTCTTCAGGGATAATGTGATACAAAACATCTAAACAAAGAACTAAATCACATTCGGGGAGGTCGTTTTTTCCATTGGGGCTATAAAGGCTAAAATGTTTGGTAGGATCGGAACCGAATTTATTTTTACAAAGTTCTACGGCAGTTGGTGAAACATCCACCCCGAAATATTCTTTGCAGTTTAAAAACGATAACTGGTTTCCATCTCCGCATCCTATATCAAGGACGGTTTGAATCCCGTGGTCAGTGATAAACTCATTAATCGTTTGGGCTTTAAACTCGGCTAACCTTCCGTAACTGCCGGCTCCTGAAGTATAACCGGCCCGATAGTAATTATCCCAAGCTTCTTTATAGCTCATATTTCAATGCCGCTCTAAACACATTCAGCCCAACGCCATATATGGCATTTTCCGGCTTATGGTTATTAAACCCTCCGGCAAAGGTCAACCCTGTTTCTCCCATAAGCTGAGGAAGTAATCCTAACAGGTTATGAGTAGGGACATCAAAGGTGAGAATAATTAATCCATCCTCTTTTAATACTCGCTTGAACTCCTTTAAGATGGATAAATATTTTGAAGTATGACAATGTTCTAAAACTGTAATACAAAACACTCGATCGAAAGAATGATCGGGATAGTCAAGATTCCCAAGGTCACAAATTTTATAATAAATATTTCCGCATAATTCGGTTACGTCAAAATTAAATCCTTTTTTAATGGTCTCTATAATGAGGGGTTCGTTAATGATATTCGGGTCAATATCACAGGCATGAACCTGTTTACATACTCCAGCTAAGGCAAATTTAAAATGATGACCAATTCCGCACCCAGCATCTAAAACCACTTGGCCAGACTCGGCAAAACGTCCCGCCCAGGGATACTCATATCCCCTTGACCACCACTCAACAGGGATAGGATAAACAAATGTATCAACTTTTTCGTCATTGGTTGTGAAAAATCGTGAGGTCAGCATAGAATATCTTTTAACTCCTCCGGTATCTCCCAATCTTTCACCAACAATCCCCAGCCTATTAAATTCATAGTTTTCGAGGTTCGCTCAGTATAAACCGGATAATAAACTTGATAATCATTTTTGATATAAGGCTTGATAGTCTCGTAAGAACAGGTGTTTCCAGTACTAATGTCGTAGGAAAATTGAGGTTTTCCCGGAACTTGAAAATCATCGATGAGAATAAATGACTTATTATAGTGAGAGGTGATAAATTCAACTTCAAAGGCTAAAGGCCAATCAAATCCATGACCGTGAGCGTCAAGCCAGTAAAACCTTTTACAGTCGCAAGGATTGTCATCATGAACATAAGGAATAAATTCTTGAGAGGTCATTTGAAAGGTTTCAACGTTAATCAATCCCCGAACCTTGGCTTCAGCTTCCCTTAAATAATTTTCATTTGGCTCACAACCTACCGCAAACCGAGAAGAATAATTATGAGCAACATAGGCAAAAGTATCTCCTCGATGAACTCCGGTTTCAAAGTAAATACAATGAGGCATGAGATAATCGACTAACTTTAAAAGATACTCATCACCATGAAACGCCCGATCGCCAAAGGGTTTATCTTGTAACATCTACTCCTCCCATAGTTTTAATCGTGGATTTTTATCTAAAATACTCTGATACTGAGCCGGTATTCCCCATTCTCCTTTGGGGTCATGCTCGGCATAGAAAAAGTATTTCTTGATTCGATCTTCTTTTGTCATCCAGCCTAAATGTTGAATTCGCAAATCACTTCTATAGGTCGGTAAATAGGTTACGTTTTGAGGCATTCGTCCGCAGTGTAGTGGTGTTTCATTCCATTGGTATTCAAAATGAGGTTGGTAGCGGATTAAGAAAGGTCGATAGGTTAAATGAGCATTCCACAAGTTATCTTCCCGATAATGGTTTTCATCCCACATATCAAACAGCCGGAAAGTCCAGGTATCACAGTAATTTTGGTTAATGAGTTTTGGTATTTCAATTTCTGCTTTCGGTTCAAAGATTTCGTCAGCATCTAAAAAGAGGAACCACTCTGCTTTCGATTCTAAGGCTAAATTCCAGAGTTGTTTCCGTAAGGCTATTTCATTACTAAATCCAGGTATTTGATTTGATACAAGGTTTAATGGTATATCGTTTAGGACTTCCCGGCATACTTTGACGGTATTATCGGTAGAGGCATCATCCAAAATGACCGCACAATTGATATATTTTTTGGCTGATTCTAAAACCTCTCGTAAATAGCGATCGGCTTCGTTACGAACCAGCATGACTAAACATAATTTATTTCCTAAAAGATTAGTAACTCGTTTGTCCCAAACTCGGTTTCGTTCTTTCCATTTTTCAACTTGAGGCAAATACTCTTCCCTATAAATATGGAAACAGGGATAATGAGTATCAACGCTGAGTTTAAACCCGTGAACTACTGCCCGAATACAGAAATGGCGGTCTTCTCCTGCATAACTGATATTCGAGATTCGGCTAAAATCAACTCCACGCTCAAACACTCTTCTTTTAATGAGCGTGCAAGCACCCAATCCCCCGACATCATACACTCCTGGAATTCTAAGTTGATTCAACCATTGAACAGAATTTTTCAATGATTCTTCTTGTGTTTTTATCCCAATTTCATAAATATCAAAAATATAATTGTCATACTTCCAAATATTAGGGAGTTCAGCAGTGTCCTTTGTCCATTGAGTCCAGAAAATTTCAGAGACAATATCGAGGTTTAAATTGAATAAATGTAAAAGGGTATTGGGATGTAAGACTAAGTCAGAATCAAGAAAGAAGATATAATCATATTTGTTCTTTAAGGCATATTGGATCTGTTTATTTTTATGTCTGGTAACTCGATCAACTGTTTCCCGATCCCAATGGTGAGTAACATTATCGCACTTCCAAGCGGTTTTGGTCTCGGTTACGGTTTCAATATAAACGTTACATCCTGCACGCTTAAACTCCTGTAATTGATACCAGGATTGACTTGCTTCATTATCATCGATAAAGAAATAGTCAACCTGTAAATCGCCATGATCGAGTTCCTGTAAAGACTGCAAGAACTCCTTTAAAATATTTGGTTTCTGTCGAATTGGTGAAGCGATTAATACCCTCGTTTTTTTCATTTCTCCTCCAAAAGAAAAGAGCGGAGAGTTTTACTCCGCTCCTATTAAGCAACACAAGTCGTAGTTGTTAGTAACACATACCCCAAGGCATACGAATTAGATGGATCAGCCAGAGCTTTAAATGAAACCGGCAATCCCTGCCATTCGGTATCGCTAAAGGAAATATCAAACCCTTGAGAGATTTGAGCCTTGTAGAGATGGATAACTAAGCTTCCATCTTGAGCGTCTTTTTTGGGTATCCATAATTCTAAAGTTGCGTCAGTAACGGCCGATAAGTTTCCGAAAGTAATTTTCCCATCACTTGATGCCACTCCTAAAGCGGCTTCTAAATTCGACCAGTTAAATTCGTGTAAGTTGGCACTGAAAGTTGCCGATTGAGCGGTAATAACCGTTGCGTCCGGTCGTCTCGGCCAACCTGATAAATGTTCTAATTCTTCACGGGTTATAGAAAGGGTTGCCCCTTCAAAATATCCTAAATCATTTCCGGCAAATTCAAGCCTTCCGGTTCCTAATAATAGATCATCTGCATTTGTTGTGTAGGCCATTTATTTCTGCCTCCTATGCTATAATAAAGAGAAAAAAGTAACGTCAATTATTCTTCGTTTAACCTCACCGTCTGAATCCTCGCTAATGGTTTCAACCTTTCCGCCAAAACAATTATCAACCGTTCCAACACTGAGGGTTTGACCGTCAAAGAGCTTAATGATCCTCTCAGCGATTGAATCCACATCATCTTGCGGCTTCCCCCAGACATCGATTTGGTAGGTTGAGCGCCAGATATCCCTTGCTGGTTCTCTGGTTGTGGATACTTCAAAAAAAGTGATTGATGGATAAATTGCCAAAGTTTCAGGCCAGAAAGAAAAGACCCGATTTCCAGTCCCCAACAGCGAGGTTAAAGTTGCATCAGTGGTGAGTGAGTTATAAACTGCTTCTTTGACTTTTTTCATGTCAGCGTACTATCCATTTTTTGTATAAGATAAACGACACCTTTGTTATAAGCTGGGATGAGGTACGGTCGAGGCCTGATTCCCTTTTCTTTAATTTTTCGAGCAATGAGAAAGGCGATCGATTTTGCCTGTTTGATTCTTTTTTCTTTGTTGCGGGAGAGCTGAAAAACTGAAGGTTTGCCACCTCGTTTTACCGATGCCGGATTATACCAGCCATGCCTTAACACCCACCGCCATAAGCCTTCTTGCGGCGAATCTCCAACCGGAGGCATGGTTCCAGGTCTCCTTCCTACTTCAACTGCTTTAGCATAGCGGTTAGCGATGTCGGCTTTCCTTCCAATCACCCCGACTCGATACACATAAGGTCGTATCGGGTCTTTTTGGAAAGACAACGCTCCTCGCAATATTCCGGTATCAACCGCACCTTCAGGATATTTCCGTGAAATGAGCTTAACCGCTTCATCACGGGTATAGATTGCCGAATCTAAAACCACCCGATCTAAGGTTTTTTCAGTCTCTTTCTGCCATTTCTCGATTTCAAGGAGAACCTTGTCTAAACCCTTCACCTTAATTTTGATCATGGCCGGTAGATGGTGAGCAAGGTTTCGTAATGATGGATTCTCTTTCTCGGTTTTGTGGTTATCACCCGAACGATTAAATAATATTCATTCTCATATTTAACATAATTTCCAACAGTCGGGGCAAAGGTAGAAATCATCCGGTAGTTTACGTCTCCCTTATATCCGTATTGCCGGAGGGCAATTTCGCTTCCGATCGATTCCCAGTAAACTTTGTAGGTTTTAACCAGAGCGTAGGTATTTGAAGGGATTCCATATTTATCAACTGTGACAGTTGCGGAATATTCTGAAACGGTTTCATTAAAAATCAAAGAAGCACCCTCCGGTAGTCGTTTAAAATCGCTTTCGCATCAGGTGGGATGTCATCATGATAGTCAATTGAATAGGAGAAAATACTTTCTTTCTTTGCCCCGAAACTTCCTCTACGGTTGTAAAGGCTTTCAGCGATCACCCAAACCGCCAGTTTCAAGTCTTCCGGCATATCGTTTTCACCGTATCCGCCGGAATAAGTTACATTAATGGTAGTTGCAGAAAGAGCACCTAAAAACTCAACAATTCCCTTCTCGGCTATCCGGTATTCATCGGTTTCATAGGCTACGCCATTGCTATCAGTAATTGAAACAATAGTGGTAATCGGCCCATGATCTAAAGGAACAAACCGGCTTTTATAAACCCGTTTCTCCTCTGAAGTGGTGACAACTGCTTCAGGATTGTAACGGAGATAATTTTTTACTTTACTGTCAGCCGCCTTCAACACCGAATGGATAAGAGTGTCATTATCGGTATCGGAAAGCTCAATATCGAGGAATGGTTTGAGTTCGTCTTTAGATGTGATCATTTGGCTACCTTGTACCCTTTCAACTCAACGGTTAAGGTTTTTTCGTCTTCGCCATCATTGGTGACACAGGCAACTTGAATTGAATCATCGGCCGGTAAATCTTTTCCAAAGATTTCATCCAGAGTTGCAGTTGCAGAAAGACCGATACTGTTTCCGTCAAATTTAACGTAATCAATAGTGATGTCACAGGTAATTCCTAAAGCATGGATAAACCACCTTTTATCAGTATCAACCGTAATGGTATTGACCGCTGGCTCACCGGTTGCACATGTGACCACCACGCTATCATACAAAGGCTCTTTATAGATTCCGGTTCCTATTTTCATTTTCCACCGCCCTTCTTCCGTGAGGGCTTGATTATTTTGGTTTCATACTGAGGGGGCGATTCATATTCAATGGATTTTTCCGCCCATCCCTCAGTAATAAAGATATTGGCTAAATGCTCAGGAAGATCGTATTCCTTCGCCGATTCATACAGGTAAACTCGTATCCCGTCCGGGGATCCCTTCTTGGATACGAGCATCAATACTTTCATCGTTTATCCTGTGGTTGCTAAGGCACTCGGGGCAGTCGGAGGATTGTGTCGAGCGTTGTGCAAAATAGCGGTAACAGAAATTGGAACCGCCCCAACCGAACCGGTTTCATCGGCAAACACCCGAATATAACGTTTGCTCCCGATATATCCAACATTTTGAACCTGTGAAGCAGTAGTGGTGATGGCTGAAAAAGAATTTAATATGTCACTGGCAGTAACCGAACTATAATCAGCCTCAGTTAAGCTGTCGGACTCCTGTAAAATCGGAGTGACATAATTGGAATCCGTATCCACAGTTGAACAGGTTCCAACATTAACGACAATCTCTGCGCTTTCATAATCCTGCAAATCCAAAACCGAAGAATAAGTATCTCCGGCAATGGTTTGAGGAGCCATTAACTGAACAACAGCTATATTGTTATGTAAATCTCTCATCTATTTCACCTCTTATGCGGTCTCTATTGTTCCAATGAGTTCTAATACAAATCCCGGAATATCAGCGGTTGTCCCGTTGGTGACCTTTAATTTCACCACGTCACCGGCAACCAGCGTTTTATAGGTTGATAACGCCCCTAAACTGGTAGCGGTAGCAATTGCCGGAAAACCAACCGAAGCGTTGAAAGTTGCCGTTGCTATGCTTTTCGATCCGCTCAATACATCGACAACCGAAGTATTATCATTGTCAACGCTTGCCGCCGTTCCCTGGGAAAGAAGCAGAATGTCGGTTAGGGTCAACTTATATCCGGTTGGAACGTAGAAAATGGGGCGGTTGGAAATATTGCCGTTAGCGTCTAAATTTTCAACTTCATAGCTGATAATCCGAACTGGAGCGGCATTGAGTTGAGCGGCCGATTTTGACAGTGCTGTTCCGGCAATTTTCAAAGCACCATCGGAAAGAATGTCAATTTCTCCACCAATTACCCAGCGATCCCCGCCTTGCTCCTGATAGTTTTTTACATTATATTCACTCATGACGATCACCCCTTATGAAGTGGCGATCTTGAGCTTGCGGATCGCTTCAGCTAAAACTACCTGCCCACCAACTCGCTTGCGGGCAGTAAATCGACACTTCCCGCTTGAGGCTTGAGTCAAGTTGTCTCGGGTGATGGAAATCGCAATTCGGTCAATGATCTTATAGCCTCGCTTGAAATCGCCCAAAACTGCTGGATAAGCGTTTGCGGCAATATCGGGCATATCAACACATTCGATATAAGGACGCTCGCAAATTGTTGGAGGAGTCCCTAACCCAATGTTGGGTTGCCACAAATAATGGCCGTCTCCAGCTTTTAGTTTCCGAATGGCTTTCAAAGTCTGTCGATTTAACAACCAAACCGCATTGTTGGCATAGGCGCTTTTTAAATCGTAGAAAATATCCAATAATCCATCCGCAGTAATCTCATCAGCATCACCGGAAGCAGTTGATTCGATACTGCCGTTAGTAAGGATTCCTTGGGGTTTGCCAACTGAATTTCCTTCAACGAAGGCTTTTCCTTCGGCCACTCCAAACTGTTCGGCACATTCGGCGCTGATCTCAGCTTCCATGTTAAATTCCGAATCTTCGAGATCAGCAAAAGAAATATCAACTATGGCACTCATCTCATGAACTGGTATTTTCTCTAATCCGTAGGTCATGCCGGTGGTTTCGCTTCGAGTACCGGTTTCCGCTACCCACACCGCCGATAACGAACCGGTCTTTTTAGGAAGCTCCACGTCTCGCCGTGAAGTCTGTCGAACAGAAGCCACGGTGCGGATTGGAGAGAATTCCACGATTCCTTTAATAATTTCATTGACATATTCACTTGGTGCGAGATATCCACCAAGGGTATCATCGTAAGTCACAAGAGCTTTCTGCTCAGGAGTGAACGCCTCAACCCCTTTTCGCAAGTACAAGTTAAACGCTTTTTTCTTTTCTACTTCCTGGTCAACGCCTTTCGTTTCCCCTTGAGCTGGACGATTCAATTTGGTTTCCAGTTCGTCCATTCGGGCGTTCATTTTTTCCAGTTTTTCTACTGTACTTGCTAATGCCTCACCGTATTTTTTAATTTCGGCTTCACGCTGGTCGTTGGTTTGTTTAAATTCCTCGAATAACCCTTTTAATTCCACCAGGGTGTTCTTTTCGTCTGCCATGTTTTTCACCTCGTAATGTAACTTTTCATGTCGTGTAGGAGTGTTTGTAATTCATCATCAAGCGAGGTTTCCGAGTCGCTTTTGGTATCGGCTGAGTCGCCAGATTGCTTTTCCTCATCAGAGTGGTCATCAACCGAGTCTTCTTGAGGTTCAGCTTTCTCAACGAGGGCCTGAAGAGCAGCAATTACATCTTTAATTTGAGATAAATTCACCGAGGAGAGAACTCTCCCCGATTTAAAATCAGTAGGTTTGATTGATTTAAAATTAGCACTGAGAAAATCGTTGGCCCATTGGTAATAAGCGGAAACATAATTATCAAGGTTTTTCTTGATGTTATAGAGCTTTTCATCAATGGATAATTCTGAACTTCCAATCGTTTGAGGATAAAATATTTCCCAAGTTGCTTGATTTAAAGCGTCATTCAGGTTATAAAGTCTTGAATATAATTCCTGTTGACGTTGCATTTCATTGAAGTTTTCATTAAAATCCGTTGATTTTTTTGTTAATTCATCGTGCTCGCCTAACGAATCTTGAACATCGGATGTTTCTGTAGAACCTTCTTTCAACCCTTCTTCTTTCACGTCTAAAACGTTTGCCAATGGTTGGGCCGGAAAGGTGACCACTGAATATTCATACAGTTTGATTTCTTTCAATATCCTTTTGCCGTCTTTGTATTCCTTTTTCACGGGATCATAACCAATGCTCAACCCCTTTATGGCTCCCTGTTTTAATAAGGAATAGGCTTCTTTCCCTTTCTGAGTATCAAGGTTGAGTTGCCCTCGAACAAACAAACCGCTGGCATCTTCTTTGGCTTCTAACCCAACACCGATTGGTTCATCGGATTTATGTTGCCACAAAATAGGAACTGATCCGCCTGAATGGTCGAGAGTACGCTTAAATGCCCCTCGTTCGATAATGTCATTTTGCAAGTCTTCAATTGCGAATATTCCAGCGTAACCGGTAAAAACTCCCTGATCGTCAAGGTCATTGAGCTTTAACCGGAAAGTTTTTCTTTCCATTGCTGTGCCTCCTGGTGCGGATGTGAGGAAATAAAAAAGCCCCAAACCAAGAGGCTTGAGGCTTAGAAGAATGAATAATATAAATTCGGTTTATTTCCGAATATTAATATCTATTTTTAATAATATTCCAATAAAAAGACCAAATAAAAACCATAGAATATTCATTTGCTTACTCCTCCATAACTGCTATTCCGGTACAGCGGCACGATGGGTGAATACTACTAACTTGCTGTTCATACTCATCTATAGTAAATATTCGTCCGTGTAACTCTTCGCAAATTTCACATAGCCTTTCATCTAATGCGGCCCACCACTGCATTTTCTCAACTCCGGCTTCTCGGTAAAGCTCGGCATTACCAAAGCGAAAACTATTTAAAGTTTCCGTCCTCGCAATAACTTCTGCTCGATACCCTTTAGCATCTTCAAAGGTTTCTCTCACTCTTTTAGCTAAATCGTCAACCCCTTCTCCAAGGTCGATCCCATCTTGCAAGGTAACCTTCAGTTGTTCTAAGGTGGTATCATTAATCCCTTGAATCTTACTTCCGAGTTCTTCTTTAATCCACTTATCAACTCTGGGGTTATCGATATTCCAATCGACTTCAATTCCCAGTTCATTAATGGCACTCTCAACCCCTTCTTGAACGATTTCTAACAACAAGGGTTTAGAGAGTTTCCGCAACTTTTTATTCCACTGCTCGATCTCGTATATATCCTCTTTCCTGATAGCGGCTTTTCTGTTCTCAATATTCTTTAAAACTTCTTTTTCTTGCTCGTCAAAAAAAGGTTTGAGAGCTTTCTTCCATTTCTTTTCCCAGGGATCCCAATAGCGTTTCCGTTTGTATTCCCACAGTTCAGCGAGCTTTTCTTCAGAGAAGAGAGTTTTTTTTTGAGAGAAAGACTTTTCAGTTTCTTCTTCAATAGGCTCTTCTGGAGATTCTTCGATTGGCTCTTCTTCTGATTCTTCCTCATCTATTGGAGTTAAGGAAAATGGGATATAAAGCCTATCAGCTTCAGGGATTTTTAAGGCTTCAAATCCTAACATTTCTCGTGCTTCGTTCCTGGTAATAATCCCTCGGTCAACCGCTCCAAACATCCGGTTATAAAGTTTATCCTGGTCTTCTTGAAGTGCCTCGATACCGTCTTTGTCATAATCGAGGTATAAGTTTTCTCCCCACAATGGAACCAGCCAGTTGTTGAAAGCGTCTTTTAAATAATCCATTAAGGGAAGAACGGTTTCTTGATAGAGAGCTTTTCTCGCTTCACCATAATTGGAATAAGTCTTTGAGGAGTTATCGCCGATGAGTTCAGGAGCGACATTATAAGCAATGGCAATTTCACGAGCGGAGAGTTTCGATCCTTCCAACCAACTCATATCAACTGGCGTTAGTCCAATTGGTTGAAATTTCAATCCGGCTTCGGCTACGAATACATTGCCGGCATTTTTCGATCCTCCATAGAGTTCAACCGCCTGTTCCCTTAAAATGTTTCGGGTTTCTTCGGATAAGGTCTGGTCGGTCGAAAGAATTCCCGAAGGTTGAGCCGAATTTTGCAACAAAGAAACATTCCATTTCCGAGCTTCATTATTTTGGTCAATGCTTCGAGCAGAGGCTTCAAGCGGGCTCATGCCGTAAAAATCGTTTAAGGGATTAAAGAACTTAATGTGGAGAATTAATTCGGGTTCAAGTAGTGTCGTGTTTCCGTTGACTGTATATTCGTATCGCAAAATGGGCTTATTCTGATCACCAGGAACAATTTTCATCCGGTCAGGCCGCAATACGTAAAGCTCTAATTTTTCGCTTGGTCGAGTAAGGGTTCGTTCAATATACGTATTCCCCGACAACAATAAATAGCTCACCATTGCTTCAAACCAGGAACCAAACCCTTCAAAGGGATTGGGCCGGCTCCACACCTTTAACAAAGGATGGTTGAAATCTAATTCCTCTAATTTGTCTTTCTTTTGTTCATACAATAACCACGGAATACCGGCACAGGATTGGGCGATCAGGCGAACACAGGAATACACATAAACGTTATTTCCATAACCTTCTCTGGCAAAGTTTTCATAGTCTTTCGGAGTCCAAACCGCTTGACCGGAATAAAATCGGACAACAGAGTTATAGGTTCGGGATTGCTTGTGGTGGAACAGTTGTTTCAGCCATTCAAACATTTATTTCAGTCTCCAGATGGTAGGGGTTAATTGAGTTTTCAGGTGAGTAAAAATTGCATACCTTATAGCATCCATGGCGTGGTCATTAAACTTCACTGGATCGTCTATGATATTTCCGTCCTTATCTTCTTTCCATTTATAACTTTGAATTTCTTTAATGACATTAATTGCATCCCGATGAATATGGAGCTTATATCTTTTCACGTGGTCGATTCCATCGTGAACGTCCTTTTCAGCCGGCTTGACGTTAAACCCTTCTCGTTTGATTTCTTCAATGCGGTCTGGTTCTGCTGAGTCGGGATAAATAGGATTGCTCTTTTTCGGGAGAAGAACTTTCATCTTGCCGATGAGATCGGTATTAGTAAGGTGAGTTTCATACAGTAGCTCTCGGATATAAATTTCATTGTCATATAAAAGGAGTTCAATTAAGGCCGAGGGGTTGTTAAACCCAAAATCCAGACCGTAAAAGGAATCTCCGTTCTCCGGCCAATAATCAACCACACCCCAATTGGAATAAATAAGGTTCTTGAGGATTCCCCATTCGCCTTTGGTATAAATTTGATAATAGGTTTCGTCCTGGTTTTTAAGAGCGATCAGCTCGTCAATGTAATCTTGGGATAAATAGGGATTGTCTTTGTAGTTGCTGGCGAGAATCCCAATAATGCCAACCAACTTATCAATGACGATAGTCTTCAACCAGTGAAAGGAGCCGATCGGGTTGAAAGTAAAAAAGAGTTGGTTTAAGGTGTCGGTTTTTCGTCTGGCTCGTAAATTTAGCTGTTTATAATCATCAAAGGTGAGCTCGGTTGCTTCTTCTCCCCATACATAATTAAAATCAGCGCTTTTTATCTTTTCTGGGTCGTCAAGAGATTTAAAATAAACTTCATTAGAATTGATCCAAATAACCAGATCGGTTTTGTTTTCTTCATACTTGATTTGATACTCGGATAACAATTCCTTAAACAGCTTATAAGCAGTAAGTTTTAAAGATGGCAGTGTTTTTCTGGTGATGAGAAAAGATTTGTTTTGCTCGGTAATGCACTTGACTATGAACCATTGTGCAAGAGAATAAGACTTTCCCGAACCGGCTCCGCCATAGAGCAGATTAATTCTTTTCTGGGTCTGGCTCAGAAACCTCCCGAATTTCCCGATGATCGGGATCTGGATGTCCGTCAACAAATTTGACTGTATAAGTGATTGGTTTTTCATTGTCTCCCTGATGTTTCACGATGTCTTTCTTCCCCCACCGTTCGGGATAGCGGCGCTCTAAGAAGGCTTGGGCGGCCCTCCAGTCTTCTGGAGTCTTTGAAGCCCATTGATAAACTATTCGAGCTTCGGCATCCCCCTCGGCCTGCTTTACTGCCTTGCAAAACTTGCAAAACTTTCCTGATTTGGCTTTTTCTCCTTTTTCCATCCATCTATAAAAGGTTGTGTAGTTAATCCCTGCATAAGCACAAGCGGCCTCATAATAATTACCAGCCTTAATCGCTTCTATTATTTTCTTTTGAATTTCAGGAGTTAATTTTGAGGGTCGAGCCATAATAATTAATTGTCCTTTAAAATCTGTTGGAGCGTTCGGGTCGGTGCTGCCCCGCCGCCTCACAGGTGGTCCCTGTGGTCGCCTGCTTCGAACGCCCTTTATACATACCTGCGCCTATTTCATCTATTTTAGAAAATGGAATAATAGGAACGGTTAAGCGGCTTTTAGCTTCTGGATTCAAAAAATAAATATAACGTAATTGATAACCAAGTTTGGGCCTCCAACCAGCACTTTTAAAAATTTTCATAGACGCTGCACCGCTATTTAATATATGCTTTCCTTTTGTTACCGTAGTACGGCTTAATATATTAATTGCTTGTGCTTGTTGTTGTTTACTTCTTCCATCGGTTAAAGATGTTCTTGAAAAAACATTACCGTCGGGTGCTTCCCATATTTGGTTGTTCTTTTTTATTCCAGTCAAAACAAAACCCGCAGCCCTATATATCGTCCCATCACCACATTGTGTAGCATCTGCAAATGATACTATCCACTCAATATGTGGATAATGTTTTAATTAATCTAAATGCAACCCCTAAAGCTCGGCTCTCACTATTACGTGGTAAATTATCACTAAACGCCATTCGGTTTAATTCAATAAAACCGCTCCACTTGGTACCGCTAACCAATCCTTGTATTTTGCGCTTGTCCAGTGATGGCCCAAACTGCATAGCTCCTTCAAGTCGATTATCAAGGAAAACACCAAGATGTAACTGACTATTATTTACCACTTTGCCACTATAATGAATCCGCCTCACTAAAACATTTGCGGTTGCCGAGTTTATTGGCGCTATCCGTATATCTTTAGCTGTTACCATGATTGGTTATAAAGATTTCACATATTCTGGCAAGAGCATTACCATTGCTATTTTCATTAAGGCTTTCAAATGGTCCCAAGCTTTTTGATAAGCGCAACGCTTCTTGAATTAATTCAACCTGTCCATCATGAAGTGTAAATGTCATTTGCTGGAAATTTTCACGGTCTCCATCTGGTAATGTAGGCATTTCATCTAATTCTTCAACATAAAACTGATTCATCAATTCTTCGATCTCTTCCATATTAAATCCGGTTATCTCGGTATCTATCTCTCCGGTGTCAATCTCTAATAACAAATCTTTCAATAACGGTAAATCCCATTCTCCACTTATCTTATTTAAAGCAATATTTAAGGCTTTCTCATGAGTATCGTCTAAATCAACTATAACCGCCTGAACCTCTTTAATATCCAACTGCCGTAATACTTTAAGCCTCTGGTTCCCTCCCACCACATGCATAGTTCGCTTATTAACCACAATGGGTTCTATGTATCCAAATTCCTCAATGCTTCGTTTGAGTTTAGATAATACCTCATCAGATATTTTCCTTGGGTTATAAGGAGCGTATTTGATGTCTTTAACTAATACATTTTTAATTTCCATAGTCTCTCCTGACAAATAGGCGAAATAAGATTAAATTTTTTGATACTATCTCGCTAATGAAACAATCGATGACAATCGGCACATAGCATTCTTAAAAGTCTTATATCGTTATATAAATTGAGTTTTCCTCTTTTTATTAAGTGGTGACAATGCACACCTTTATTCCTCCCACAAAACTCACACATTCCATCGGCTATTTTCTTTCTCTTCTCCCGATTCTTTTTATATAATTCTTTCCAACTTTTTGAATCCATCGAATAGCATTTAAATTGATAACCATGAGCATTGATAAAGTCCTCACAATCGGAAACGATGGCTTTTAAAATCTCTAAATCTTTCTGTTCCCACGCTTCCTCAACATAAGTTATAAAGGCTTCAAAATTCTCTATAAAATCTGCGAGGTTCATTCTCTACCTTGGCTTTTATTATTTGTTCGTGGTCTTTAATAAATTTAAAGAGGTCTTTGGTATTACCGCTGATTATTTCAGGATATTTAAAAGCTAATTCTCCGTCCTTTATCCAAAATCTCACGCCTAAATATTTCAAACCTTCATAAATCCAGGTATTAATAAATTCATCAACCTCCACGTAGATATTCCTTCATCTGGTCTTGTATTCGCTGGATTTCGTTTACTCGAGGGTCAAGGTCGACAACTAAAGCAGATACAATTTTTTCAATATCGGTTAAAATGGCATGAAGGTTTAAATAATCTAATTGCAGTTTTTTGAGGATGAGTTGTTCGGTTTCTTTGTCCATTAATTAAATACCAATTGAGATTGAACTTTAGAGATTCGGTTTTTGGCTATCTCACAATATTCGGAAGATAATTCAATTCCGATGAAATGACGGTTTAATTCGAGGCAAGCTACGGCGGTAGTGCCTGAACCGAGGAAGGGGTCAAGCACTATATCACCCTCTTTGGTGCTGTTTGTTATTGCTTTTGCCATTAATGGAATTGGTTTCTCTGCTTGGTGATGTTTGTCTTTAGATGTAAAGTTTATTGGCGATATTCTCCAAACATCTCGTTCACTTGCAGAAAATTTTCTTTTCCCTTTTTCTCGCAAACCATAAATAATAAATTCATGAGAAAATCTATAGTGACTTCCGGCCTTTATCCATTCATAATCCCAAACAATACAATTTTTAACTGTTAATTTCGTTGTTACTATAGGGTAAATAAAGGGGTAAGAACGCCAATCAGTACAAATATAAAATTCTCCATCATCGGTTAATAATCTTTTTATTTCATCAAACCATATTTCAAAAAATGGTCTTATTAAATTATTATCTAACCAACTTGCTCTACTGCCATTGCTCGTAGTACCTATACAATAAGGCGGGTCGGTCAACACCAAATCAACCGTTTTATCCGGTATCTCCTTCATCACCTCTAAACAATCACCACAAATAATTTTGTCAATAAAATCTTCAGGCCAAACCATCAGCAATTCCCAAATATCGGACTCATGATTGTCGGCTTTCCTCCGACAACCATAACAAAGCCTTGGTTCCAAACCGGATAGGTGGTGGTATTCTGAATGTAAGGAATTTTGGTTGCATCGAACAATCCGCCTGAGTCGATACAGATATATTTTCCTGACTCACTTACAACCATTCCACAGAAATGGCCGTGAGCGGAAATAACGTTGCATTCGTATTTTCCGGCTAATTTGTAGGAAATTCTATTTTTCGTTTGCGAATAGCTTTTTGGATGGCAAATTAACCATTCGGAATTTTCACTGAATAAAGTAATTGAATCGTATTCTGAGGTTATGACTTTTTCTGAGGGCTCGGTAAATAATCGAACCATTCTTCGAAACTCGCAAGGGGTTTCTAATTTACTGATGAACCGGTATTCGTGGTTTCCGGGGATAAAGATAATTTCATCAAATTCTGCTGATAGAACTTTCCAAACTTCGAAGGCGTTATCTAATTCCTTGTCTAACTCATAGGGTTTTGATACAAAGGTAGACAATATGTCGAGGTTCAGAAAGTCACCAGCTATAACAATCTTTTTAATTCTATTTTTGCTCGCTACTTCAAATACCTTTTCGGCTAACCTTAAATCACAATAAGGAATGTGCCAATCTGAAGTGATAATGCAATCACCATAAATTGTCACTCGTTGGGGAAGTTTGATTTCTTGTGACCATTCAAAGGTTTTTCTTTCAAACCGTTTGACGTTTAATTTTTCAAGCTTTCGAGTTATTGACTTTCGAGTTCTTCCGAGTTGTTTGCTGATGTCGTCTACGTTATAACCGTCTTTATAAAGCGTTATTAATTGAGCGGTCTCTCCGTCACTCCAATTTTTAAATGTCATCACTCCTCCTCAAGTGTTGTATTTCACTTATTCTGGGAATTTCAGCAGTTGTTGAAATATTGGTGGAGGTGAGGAGGAATTGAACCTCCTGTTCCTCTCGCCATAAGCGGAGCTTCCCATACACCCCCATTTTTGGAGCCACCGGAAGGACTCGAACCCTCAACTTTTTGTTTACAAAACAAACTCCCTACCATTTGGGCGACGGTGGCATTGCAGGGAAGCAAACCAAGGACTCACCCTTACTCTGGTTCCCTGCCTGGTGATTAGATCCTACCCTCTCATTCGAGAGATTGGATCAGCTTGCCGAAGGTTGGAGTTGAACCAACTGGGGAGCCAACTTG